TCACATACATTCATGTTTCTATCCAACCTGATGGAACCATTGTAATGGAAAATGACGGTGACGGCATCGATATTGCCAAACATCCTGAATATGATATTTGGATTCCACAAATGATTTTCGGAGAATTACGCACTTCCACCAATTATAATAAAGATGAAGAACGTATTGTCGGCGGCAAAAATGGTTTCGGATTCAAACTTGTCCTGATTTGGTCAACTTTTGGTTCTGTGGAAACAGTCGACGCAAGTCGTGGATTGAAATATTATCAGGAATTCCGCGATAATCTTTCCACCATGTCTGAACCTGTTATTACCAAACTTAAAGGTGCAGTAAAACCCTATACTCGTATTACTTTCAAACCTGATTATGCGCGTCTTGGAATCTCGGGAATTACACCAGATACAATGGCTCTTTTGCAAAAACGTGTATATGATATTTGTGCGGTTTCTGACCACAGTGAAAAGAAAATTAATGTGCGTTTTAACAATCAGCCACTCCCTATTAAGAATTTCCAACAATATATTGACCTTTATATCGGCCTGAAAACTGAAAGTCCTCGCGTTTATGAAAGTAATGGTGAACGATGGGAATATGCGATTGCTCTTTCACCCATTCATCAATTCCAACAAGTATCCTTTGTGAATGGTATTTGCACTTATAAAGGCGGTAAACATGTCGATTATATCATGGGACAAATTGTTCGCAAACTCGCCGATTATATCGAAACCAAGAAAAAAGTAAAAGTAAACGCATCTTCGATTCGTGAACAACTATTCTTATTCTTGCGTTGTGATATTGTGAATCCGGCTTTCGATAGTCAAAGCAAAGACCATATGAATACACCTTCGAATAAATTCGGTTCTACTTGTACAGTAAGTGATGCTTTTATCGAGAAAATCGCAAAAATGGGTGTCATGAATACGGCGTGTGAATTGACACAAGTGAAAGAAAATAAGGCGGCGGCCAAGAAAACAGATGGACAAAAAGTGAAAAATATTCGTGGTATCCAGAATTTTATTGATGCTAATTTCGCAGGAGATGGCGCTAAATCGGCGGATTGTACACTGATTTTATGTGAGGGATTAAGTGCTCTTGCCGGCATTGTTTCCGGATTGTCTCAGCGCGACCGTGACACAATTGGCATTTATCCTTTGCGTGGAAAAGTACTCAATGTGAGAGGCGAAACTCGTTCGAAAATTAGTGATAATAAAGAAATCACCGATATGAAGAAAATCTTGGGATTGGAAAATGGAAAAGAATACAAAACAATGGATGATGTTCGTAGACATTTGCGTTATGGAAAGATTATGATTATGTGTGATCAAGATACGGATGGTTCACATATTAAAGCACTTTGTATTAATCTATTCCATTGTGAATGGCGGTCACTCACTCAGATTCCTGGTTTTATTTCGTTTATGAATACCCCGATTTTGCGTGCGAAAAGAGGACAAGAAACATTGGTATTTTATAATCAAGGTGAATATGAACAATGGAAACATGCGCATGAAGCGGACCAACATTTGTGGAAAATCAAGTATTTTAAAGGTCTCGGCACTTCCACATCCGAAGAATTCAAACAATATTTCGCGAATAAAAAAATAGTAGATTTCACACCAAATGGCGAAACCAGTGACGACACTATCGATAAAGTGTTTAATGGAAAACGCGCAAATGACCGCAAACTCTGGTTGGAAAACTATAATAAGAATGCTTTCCTCGATACATCGCGAACTTGTGTCACTTATGACGAATTTATTGATAATGAACTGATTCATTTCAGTAATTATGATTGTGCTAGGTCGATTCCATCGATGGTAGATGGATTAAAGATTTCATTGCGCAAAATATTATATAGTGCGTTTAAACGCAATTTGCGAGCGGAAATCAAAGTCGCACAATTTTCCGGATATGTTTCTGAACACAGCGCATATCATCACGGCGAAGCGAGTTTGAATGGGGCGATTGTGAACATGGCACAGACCTTTGTTGGTTCGAATAATATTAATCTATTAATGCCTTGTGGACAATTCGGCACTCGATTACAAGGCGGTGATGATAGTGCATCGGAAAGATATATCTTCACTATGTTGAATACATTGACACGTGCGATATTTCCTGCTGTAGATGATGCCGTACTGAATTATATCGATGATGATGGTACAATTGTAGAACCCGAATATTATGCGCCTATTATCCCATTTGCACTTGTGAATGGTATCAAGGGAATTGGTACTGGGTTCTCATGTAATATTCCATCATATAATCCCGCGGAATTGATTGATTATATTCAGCATATGTTGAGGACAGGTGAACAAACCGCGCCGATTGAATTATTGCCTTATTATGAAGGATTCGAAGGAACGGTTGAGAAAATCCAAGATGACAAATATTTGATTACTGGTGTGTATGAAAAAATCGGGGAGAACAAAATCGTGATTCGTGAATTGCCTATTGGAACTTGGTCCATGCCTTATGAGACATTTTTAGAGGGATTGATGGATGGAGGTGTGGATAAACAAGGAGCGAGAATTGCGCCAACGATTAAAGACTTCAAATCATTATGTAGTGAATGTAATGTGCATTTTGAAGTGGAATTTCCTCGTGGGAAATTGGATGAATTGATTGATGATGTAGATGAACATGGAACGGATGGTGTCGAGAAGATTCTGCGATTAACTACAACAATCAGAACAACAAATATTCATATGTTTGATGAAAATCGAAAACTGAAGAAATATAATACGGTGTATGAGGTGATTTCGGATTATTATAGGGTTCGTATGCGAATGTATGAATTGCGAAAGGCATATCAAATTGCGGAAATGGAGAAGAGATTGCGCGAGATTTCGAATCGTGTCCGATTTATTGAAATGAATTTGGATGGAACCATTGATATGAGAAGAAAAACAAATCAAGAAGTCGACGCATTATTGGCGAAACATAAATTTGATAGATTAACAAAGGGTGGAGATGATGATGAATCGGGCGTAGCAACTTATAATTATTTGATTCATATGCGTATGAGTTCAGTGACCAAAGAGAATGTGGATAAATTGCGAAAAGAACATGCGGATATTCGAATGGAGTATGAAGCATTAAAGAATATGGAATTGGCAACTATGTGGAATCAAGAATTGGAAACATTAAAAGTAGCATATCATAGTTATCGAGAATGGCGCGTAGAATTACAAAATGCGGGACGAATGGATAAGAAGAAACCGGGAACAAATAAAAAAATTGGGGGTGGAAAGAAACCGATAATTACGAAGCCAGTCACAGAGAAAAAGATTGTATTAAAAGTGAAGAAAAATGCGTAAATAATTTGTTATATGAAATCTATTTGTAAATTATACAATGACATAAAAACCTTTGAAAAACCTTTGAAAAAAACCCTTTTACACAAAAATATATAAATTCATTTATCTATTTTTCAACAAGAATGGCAACCGATTATTTTTTACTCTTCAAAACAAGTGAATCCGTCTCCGATGACACATCCAATCAAATCATTATTCCACGTGCGCGTGTTCATATTTTACCTGCTGTTAATCTCTCTTATTATAAAGACAATGGTCTCTTTGAAAAAAACTTGATAGATTGGTGTAAACAATTATGTTCTCTTGACACCACTTTTTTAGATATTGGTGCTCATAGTGGAACCTATTCCATAGAACTTGCGCCATATTCCAAACATGTTTATGCTTTCGAACCCCAACGAATGACCTATTATGCTTTATGTGGTTCTGTTGCTCTCTCTGGTGCGACCAATATTGACTGTCTACAATTAGGACTCGGCAGCAAAGACCAAGTCGGAGTGCAAACACTTCATATTGTAAGTAATGATGGTGGAGGTTCAACATTACATCGTGAAGGACATGAACATGAACTGAAACGCACTGAACAGATTCAAGTAGTTACATTGGATTCTCTCGGGATTCAAGACAAAGTTGGATTCATAAAAATGGATGTAGAAGAGAATGAATTACAAGTCCTCTTAGGCGCGCGCGAATTAATCCAACGTTGTAATCCAAAGATTTTATTTGAATCGAATCGAGAGAATCCAGCATTATTTGATTATTTGAAAAATATTATGGGATATTCGATCATACCTGTTGGAGGTGTAAATAATATGTTTTTAGCAGAAGTCAGTATTAACAAATAATGTCTTAATAAAATGTATAATGCGGAAAACAAGAAAACAAAGACGCAATCAGAAAAGAAGAACGCGCAGAACGCGAGGTGGATGGCCGAGTTTTTTTACTAGAAAGAATAATAGGGTCGCGGCCACAAGTGAACCCACGGATTCAAACGGCAATACGAATATGCCGACAAGAGTTGCAAACACACCGAATCCATTACAATCCGAAACAATTAACCAGAGCAATACGACAGAATTATCACCAAAATTTAAACCGGAAACTAAGGAACAACTAAGAGACGCAATTGAAAAATGGATATCTGGAGATAAACAACATGGACATATTGGTGATTGGGATGTATCGGAAATAACAGACATGTCAGAATTGTTTATTGGAATGCACAATTTTAATGAAGACATAAGTGGCTGGAAAGTATCAAATGTAAAAAACATGCTCCTTATGTTTTATAAATGTACAAATTTCAATCAACCATTAGATTCGTGGGATGTATCAAACGTGACAAATATGGCAGGTATGTTTTGGGGATGTACAAATTTCAATCAACCATTAGATTCGTGGGATGTATCAAACGTGACAAATATGGCAGGTATGTTTTGTGAATGTACAAAATTTGATGAACCATTAGGTTACATTCAATATAAAAAGCCTGGTTGGAATGTATCAAAAGTGGAAAATATGAGTAAAATGTTTCGTGGTTGTACAAAATTCAATCGACCTATTGGTGGTTGGGATGTATCAAAGGTGGAAAATATGAGCGAAATGTTTTATGGTTGTACTACTTTTAATCAATCTATTGGTGGTTGGGATGTATCCAAAGTTAATGATATGAGTAAAATGTTTCATGGTTGTACAAAATTCAATCGACCTATTGGTGGTTGGAATGTTAGCAAAGCAAAGAATATGAGTTTTATGTTTTTTTATGCGACAAGTTTTAATCAACCATTAAATAACTGGAATGTATCAAATGTAACCGATATGGGTAATATGTTTTATGGTTGTACTACGTTTAATCAACCATTAGATCACTGGAATGCATCAAATGTTTATAAAATGGATGGAATGTTTTCTGGGTGTACAAAATTCGATCAACCATTAAATAACTGGAATGTATCAAATGTTAATGATATGAGTTTAATGTTTAGCAATGCGAGAAGTTTCAATCAACCATTAAATAACTGGAATGTATACAATGTTGAGAATATGAGTTTTATGTTTTTTTATGCGACAAGTTTTAATCAACCATTAGGGTACATCGATATCAAGAACCCTGGTTGGAATGTATCAAATGTTAATGATATGAGTTCAATGTTTAGCAATGCTACAAGTTTTTTTCAAATTTTGTGCAGTTGGAAACTTAAATCAACTACAAAACAAGAAAATATGTTTGTTGAAAACTTTCCCGACGCCTTTAAACCGAATAATAAAGGTTCCATACGAAACTGTCTTAAACAAATTCCGAAGTTTGAAGAATGTGTCATTTGCACGGAACCGTTAGATAATTTTCATGGCCCTCATGGTTACGAAGGTATGCCAATTTGTAATTATGTTGTAGAAGTATGTAATAATAATCATAAATGTCACAGAATATGTATTGCGAAATGGTGTAAAAACAAACCCACGTGTCCGGTGTGTATACAAAATATCCCAAAACCATGCTCTGAATACAATGATGTAAACAATCCGTTAGAAGACGTAAAAGTTAAATTTGAAGATTTGTATAAACAAGAGGATGTTGTTTCACAAAAGAAAATCCAACCATCGGCAAAACCTACACCAAAACCACCTACCATTTCTTATTCAGAAAACGGACTCAAATATCGATTCAAAACTGATTTTGAGACGATTGTGCCACCAGATAAAGTTGAAACTGGTCAATTATATAGTTTGTCAATTGCCAAAAAAGATGAACCTGATAACCAGGTTGAACTAATTGAAATAATTTTAACTGGACGTCACACCTATAAATATACTGACAATAACGGATTCCAATACAAAATTATCAATATATCATATAACGGTAATGTAAGTGGAAGTAAAGTAGTACATGTAGATGAAGAAGGTAATGGATATAATCAGATAATTAACGGCGGAACTAAAATAAACCGTTCAAATAGACATAAAAATATTAACAATATATAAAATTTCTCTACATTTATATTAGACAAATTTTATTATGATTATTGTACCACAAGAAATATCGCAAAAAGCATTTTATTCGATTCCGATTTTTGTTGTTTGTTATTTCGTATTCAAATATTTACAATATGAATATGCGGAAATATTATTATTATTGGCACTTACTTCATATCTTCATTGGCGGAAAGTAATGAAAATCAGTATTGTAAAAATTCTCGATATTATAACAAGTGTTTCCACAATCGTATTAGTAACTATCTATAGTTCCAAAAAAAGATTCAATAGTCATTCTTGTTTTGTTTGGAATACAATGGTAATTATCATTATTATCGCATTTATCGTTAACGAAGTACTATTTTATAATCAAGTTATGAGAGATGCTGTTGAATATGCAATTGAAGATGGATATCATTATTTCACTCTAGGATGGACAGCACCTGATACTATATTCCGACAACATGCTTATCATCGTAGTGTATATACTCATATGTTTTTCTTTCATATTTTACCCTCTGTTGTCGCGATGTATTGCGCACTTCATTCTCATTATTGGGATCAATGTGTAGGGAAAATTGATACGATTTTAGATACAAAACCATAACAATAAACTATACCAATGAAAAGTCACATACCATTAGGTGCTATCGATAAAATTACGGGAGATTATGTGTTTCCAAGAATAGCAACAAAAAAATCAAACTATGTATGTCCTGAATGTAAAAAAGATTTAATATTGTGTCAAGGGAATATTCGGACTCATCATTTCCGACACAAACATGATGACAATCCATGTCAGCATTATAATAATCCAGGTGAATCTGAAATTCATAAAGATGCCAAACAATTACTGAAAACACTATTAGAGAGAAAAATTCCAATTTCATTTATTCGCAAATGTGATTCATGTGAATATAAAGATGAATTTGATATTCCAGAAATAGATGAAACCTCTGAAATTCTGTTAGAACATCGTTTCGACTTTAATGGTCCTAAAATCGCAGATGTTGCTTATATAGATAATAATGATATTATCTGTATATTTGAAATATGTTATAAACATCAAACTAGAGATGAAAATAGACCCGAACCATGGTTTGAAATAGATGCTTTATCTCTTATAACAGATGCAAATGAGAAAACTACAGAGTTAAAAATCGAATGCATCCGAAGTATGAAATGTTCAAAATGTGTTTTTGAAAATATGAATGAAGAACAATTATGCGACTTTATACTTAATAAATTAGGATATGTAGAGTTAGACAATGAAACTGTTAATGCTGCAGCATTGAAATATGAAATGGATAACACTAATGATTATCCTCATCCGTATAGCATTGATTATCAAATTAGTTTTAATTGTTGTGACGAAGGAAAACATACCTTGAATTGTCAATGTAGAGAAGTAATAGAACTATTTGAAGAACATTTTTATGACCAAAAAGTTGTAATACACCAAAGAAAAGGTCAAGGAACTGCGTACATTATGCCAAAAGAAATATATAGTGAATCTTTTTGGGAAGATGCTGGTTTTTGGGAAGATGATGACGTTGACGGTTACATCTCTGTCGATTATGATTCTGTAGATTGTGATGCGTATGGTATTGATACAGCATTGTTCCTATGTAAAATTATAGACGCATGTAAATTCCTAAAAAAATACTTAATCGAAAAACGCAAAATAAAGTTACCAAACCCAAAATACATAAAATATCTATATGAAACAGATGAATATGGTGATGATGAAGTTTATTCAGATATAATCGACGATGTTGAATCTGGAAAATATGTTTATTTGTCAGTTGATTACTCAAAAAAAGACCGAATCAAAAACATGGGTGGAAAATGGAACAACAATCATAAATTATGGTATTTGCCAATTCGAAAATATAATAAATGTTCACGTTTTTGTAAAGATATCGGAAATGTTATATTTTGGAGTAGATGTGATCGGTGTGATGGCAGTGGATTGAGAAATGGTGGAGCATGCCACACGTGCTTTTATACTACATATTAAGAATACGAATCAATATAAAGAAATAAACGCAAGTATCAGTATCAAAGGTTATAAAAATGGAAACTGAAACGAAAATGAATGCTGATACTACTCCTGTTGCTGTGCCTACTCCTATTAAAATTTCTCCCAATACAATGAAATTAGTGAAATTGTTGGACGAGTTTAATGAGATGGTTGATTCAATGAAGGTTTGTATGCATGAGATGGAAAAACGCAAGTCCAAATTGGAAAAAACAATTGAGAAAATGGTAGAAAAAGAAATCAAAGAAAAATCGAAACCTAAAAAAGAAAAGAAATTATGTGGTTTTGCTGTTCCCTGTTTGGCAAGTGATACTATTTGTCAGTTTATGGGTGTTGAAAATGGTTCTTTTGTCTCTCGTATTGATACCACTCGCAAATTAATTCAATATATCAAAGAGAATAAATTAGAAGACCAAACTAATAAACAAATTCTTGTTCCTGATGCTAAATTATGGTCGATTTTTGGTGAGGAAGCCCGTAATGAACCCAAACTTACTCATTTTACTATGCAGAAGTATTTGAATAAACATTTTGATAAAACTGTGAAGAAACCCGCTGAACCTGTTTCTACACCTGCTGTATAAACCCACAGTATTTTTTGATTTTTTATTTTGTATTGATTTTTTGTATATGATTCGTTGTTATAACAACTAATTATAAGAAATGTTCCACAAGCGAAACATCACCGACATATCATGAAGAATATTGTCGGAATCGTTTTCATCTCGAATATTGGTGGCATAAGCACCCATGCCCGCGACCCAATGATAAACCTCGATTTTATCCTCATAATTTGTAATATAACATTCATATTTCTCTCCTGACTCCAATACCGCGGTTATTACGCAAACTGGCATTCCAATTGTTAAACGCAGTGAAAAGAATCCATAATCTTCCTCCAAACTCTTCTTGACTTTTTGAGAAATACGGGCAATCGTTGACATCGTTTAGTTGTTCAATCAGTAATACTTCTTTCCTATTTTTCATTTTAGTTTCTCAATTTTGCCACCCTTAAACATCAGATTTAAAAGACTTATGAAAACAATATAAAGAAACCCATACACTTTTATATATCCAGAAACAATTTAAAGAACACGAACCTCTAATCATGGGAATTCCTGCTTATTTTTCATATATTGTAAAGAATCACGTTCACATATTGAAGAGATTTTCAAAATATCCGATTGCCGTAAATCATTTTTATTTGGATAGTAATTCTATTATTTATGATGTGTTTTATAAATCAGAAGGTCCTATTTCTGATTGGCACGATTTCGCCACCCGCATTTGTAGACAAATTGAAACCTATATTGCTACTATCCGACCCACCGATTCTGTTTTTATTGCTTTCGATGGTGTCGCACCATTTGCGAAAATCCAACAGCAACGTACACGTAGATATAAATCGTGGTTTTTGGCACAAGTAGAAGGCAAATCAGTTCCGACAGGGGCATTAACAACCACAATGTTTACACCAGGTACACCATTTATGAAATTCTTATCCGAATTTTTGAAAGGTTGGAAATGGACATCGCCCACATGTTCGAATGTGCGTGTTTCCACATCAGAAACCCCTGGAGAGGGTGAACATAAGATTTATCAGTGGATTCGAGAACATCCAGAAATTCATGCGAATCGTAATGTAGTGGTTTATGGTTTAGATGCGGATTTATTAATGCTGTCGATTTTCCATTCAGAAATGACAAATTTATTCGTTTTCAGAGAGACACCAGAATTCATCAAAAGCATTCAAGCAGATTTGATACCAAATGAAAATTATTATATTGATATCCAGAGACTTTGTATGTCTATTTTACAAGAGATGAATTGCGCATATTCAGGAATCGCGCGAGTTTATGATTATGCGTTTTTCTGTTTCTTGTTGGGTAATGATTTTTTACCGCATTTTCCTACAATCAATTTGCGAAATCATGGAATTTATACATTGATGGATATTTATAGAAATACTTTTGGAAATACAGAAAGATACTTGATTGATCCTGTAAAATCGACTATTCTATGGCCCAATGTATTTGCGTTTTTCAAAGCAATTCAACCGATGGAAGAACAGTTTTTCATTGAGGAAATGCAACGTCGAGATAAAATCCGGGTCAACATGTCGACCAATACGAAAGAAGAACGTGAATATGTGTTGAACGCAGCACCCTTAATTTATCGACAAGATGAGAAATATATTTCACCGGAAGATGCAGGTTGGCAGTTACGATATTATAAGGTATTATTCGAACCTGAAACGAATCGGACAGATATCGTGTTGAATTATTTGGAAGGATTAGAATGGACATATTTGTATTATACAGGTACGACACCGGATTGGAGTTGGTATTATCGATATCATTATCCGCCATTATTTGAGACACTTATAGAGAATACAAAAGTTCCAAAACATAAATGGAATCGAAAGTCGAAACCGATATCAGGAGTAGAACAATTATCATTTGTGTTACATCGCGATGATTTTGTAAAATGTGTAGAACCGGAAGTTGCGAAACATTATTTGGAAGGGGAAAATAAAAGCCGTTTTATTGAGACCCCGAAATTTCAATGGGCATTTTGTCGATATTTTTGGGAATCCCATTTGATATAATAAATTATATGTCATTATTATAATGCCATATAAAAACAAAACAAGGAAAATGAAAGGTGGAAAAATACCAATGTATAACGATAATTTCTTTGTATTTGATGGTACATATTCTGTAATTTATAAAAATCATTATATTTTTAAAACAAATGTAGTCGATACAATTACATTAAGTCATAATTATGAATATTTAGAGAGTACACCCGAAGAAATTCAATTAGCGGACCAAAATTTAGAAAAAGAAAAATTTGTTGATTTGAATTTTGAAAAATCAACTGTCTTTAAAAATGATAATATTGATATAACTCTTAATTATATTAATTCATTTGAATTGTTAGGCAGTCCAGGATATAATGAAGAATTACAAGAACGTGACCTAAAAGCAGAAAATTTTGATATGGATGGTGTTTTTAATTATATATTGAATTGTAAAGAAAGAGATAATCCAGCACATAAAAAATTTATCGAATCTCTTAGTGATATTTTTTTAATTTCGAATGAAAATGGAAAATATGTATATAGTGATATTAATGGAAAACATAATTTGTTAAGTAAATATTCATTTATTTATAAATTGAAACCTCTTATTGAAATATTATTGGACGATACGTTTGATGTCGAAACAAACAATACAAACGAAATGCGAATAACATTAATTGATAAAATTATAGATATGTTTCCACCTATACCACATGAAAACTTGTTTCCACCTCCATCCCATGTAATGCCACCTCCACCTCCATCCCATGTAATGCCACCTCCACCTCCATCCCATGTAATGCCACCTCCACCTCCACCTCAGCATAAAATAAAACAAAAAACAAAAAAAGAGAAAAAACTTGTAGATGAAAAAACAAAAAAAGAGAAAAAACTTGTAGATGTACCAACTGGGGATTATAATTCAGAAAATTTAATAAAATGGATGGAACAAGAGAATCAAAATAGCAGTTTTAAGTTTAATAATTTTATTGATATAATGGATATGATGAAAGTATATTCTTCTTATACAAACAATATAAATAAAAATATAAATTTCGAAGATGATATAAAAGCAAAATATGGGGAAAAAATGAAAACAAAATCAAATTTAAAAGATAGATTGTCAGATTATCTAATTTCAGAAGCAAATGACATATTAAAATTAAAAACAGATGTGTTTGATTATTTAAAAAAAACAACTTTGCATTATGATAGTCCCGGAACACATTATACATTTACAAACAAACCTCGTTTTTGGAGCGACCCTGTGATTTCTAAAGACATTGCTTTAGATTTGCGTGGGTTTTTAATTCTTTTTTATATTTACAAAAGGTCTAAAAAACCAATATTGGCTATGAATGGTAGACATCCACTATATCCAATATCAATAAAATTATTCATAGAATCTTTATTCAACGTTCCTAACATGACAGAACATCTAAATCATGATATTTCAGATTTTCAAACCAAATATCCAAAAAGTTATAGTATGAGAACTGTATGTATAATTGATAACAACAAATTTATATATTCTGAATGTGCTGGTAGAGGATTATTTGAAGTTTTTAAATTTATATGTGCAGGTGATGATTTAAATTTTCATAAAGAATATTTACCGGATGATGCAAATGAAAAAATAAAACAATTATTCGATGAATATAGGAGTTTTGAAAAAATGACAAAAGATAAAAAGCCTGATGTTGATAAATCATTTTTTAAATTTACCGAAATTATTAATAATGTCAGTGGATTACATTATAAACGGAATGAAAAAGGTATAATTTATGAATTAGCCTCACCAAAATTTTATGAATACTTATACTATTTTCTAAACAATAATTTTATGCCAAATGGTTATGATATTAATCATATATTTGATAATATAAAGAATCCAAATATAACAATCACTCCATCGAATGACAAATTAATATTAGAAAACAAACATTTTTATCTCACTTTGTTAATTGGACCTGGCCATACAACAACTTCATATATAGAAAAAAAGAGTCATTCTACAAAAATATATATTAATAATAAAACACTCCGTTATTTAATTTTAACAAACAAAGGAATTGATGATTCTATAAATTCTATTCAAACTACAAATGTTACAAATATGAATATGTTATTTTATATTGATTTCGTACGTATTATTATACCAAATAATATTAGTTCATGGGATGTATCAAATGTAAAAGATATGTCACAGATGTTTGTTTTCTGCGAGCGTTTTAATGAACCCTTAGATTCTTGGAATGTTGAAAATGTTGAAAATATGTCTTCTATGTTTAAATATTGTTCATCTTTCAATCAACCCTTAAACAATTGGAAAGTTGAAAATGTTAAAAATATGAATCAGATGTTCAAAGAATGTAAATCATTTAATCAACCATTAGATGGTTGGAATGTTGAAAATGTTACAGATATGGAAGAAATGTTTAGAGCGTGCAAACTATTTAATCAACCATTAAACAGTTGGAATGTTAAAAATGTCACAACTATGGATCATATGTTCAAAGAATGTAAATCATTTGATCAACCATTAAACCGTTGGAATGTTCAAAATGTCAAAACAATGGGAGAAATGTTTAAGGATTGTGTGTTTTTTAATCAACCACTAGGGCACGTCGATGCACACCCTGGTTGGAATGTGTCAAATGTGACAGATATGACTGGAATGTTCCAAGGATGCGAAAATTTTAATCAACCATTAAATAGTTGGATTGTGTCCAATGTTACATCTACCTTTAGTATGTTCCAAGGATGCGAAAAATTTAATCAACCATTAGATAATTGGAATGTATCCAATGTAATATACATGAATGGAATGTTCAAAAATTGTAAAGCATTCAATCAACCATTGAAAAGTTGGAATGTATCCAATGTACCAAATATGCTCAGCATGTTTGAAGGATGCGAAAATTTTAATCAACCATTAGATAGCTGGGATGTATCCAATGTTGAATCAATGACTGCAATGTTCAAAAATTGTAAAAATTTTAATCAACCATTAAACAGTTGGAAAATTCAAAATAAAACCTCTACATTTATGATGTTTCACGGATGTATTAATATGAGTGAATCGAATAAACCTAATAAAATAAATAATGGAGGTAGAAAAACAAGAAAAATAAATAAAAAAAACAAATAATATTCTATAAAAATGTATTATGTGGAAAGTCGAAATAATCGTATAAGAATTGTAGATCAAAGAGGAAAAATAGTATTGCAAAATGAAATTGCTGAACCTTCGATTTATGTGCGATTTTTAGATATGATTATGCGAGATGTCATAGTTCATATAGAAGATAATGGAAATCGAATTATCCATGAATATAAACGTAGAAATCCGATTCAAACTTATGTGTTTGGGAAAGATAAAATAACTGTGAATTTTTCACGTTTGCGAACAACCCTATAAATATTATATGTCATTATTATAATGCCATATAAAAACAAAACAAGGAAAATGAAAGGTGGAAAAATACCTACTTATAATGACAATTTCTTTGTATTTGACGGTACCTATTCTGTAATTTATAAAAATCATTATATTTTTAAAACAAACTCGGTGAATACAATTACATTGACAACTAATTATGAATATTTAGAAAGCACCCCAGAAGAGATTGAATTGGCGAACCAAAATTTAGAAAAGGAAAAATTATATGAGTCCAATTTTAAGGATGCGACTGTTTTTGAAACGGAAAACATAGATATGAAACTCGATTATATTTCGGATTTTAAATTATTAGAACATCCAAAATTTATAAGGATTTATCAAGACCATTTTGAAACATTTAATGTGAATATGAAAACAATATTTGAAAGTATATTGAATTGTGAAGAAAAAAATACAGAAAAACACCGAGAATTCATTGAATCACTGTCACAAATATTTTTAATTAAAAAATCAAAGAATGGCAAATATGAATATAGTGGTATCAATGCGAAACATAATGTATTGAATCAATATTCATTTTTGTATAAGTTGAAACCTCTTATCGAAATATTATTTAATGATGAATTTGACAGTGACAAAAAAACATACAAAAATATTTTGGGATTAGCAAATAAAATTATAGATATGTTTCCACCGAATTATACAGTTTCATCAACTGATAACGGTATAATATATCCTCCAGTTCCTCCAACAGAACACATTAAAACAAAAAAACAAAAATCGCCAAATGCTGACAATCTTCTAACCAAAAACCGAAAAACAAAAAAACAAAAACCTGAAACATTTATCAACTTCAACGATAATTTTTCAGACGCAAAAATAACAAAATGGATAAATGAAAAAACTAAAAATGAGAGAACCAAATATATAAGTTTTATAAATATGGCTGATATGATGGATGTATATTCATCGTATACGAAAGAAGATAAAGTGATTCAAGACCCGGATAAATTCGAAACCCATATTCTAACAAAATTTAAGTCTAAACTAGAATCCAATATAGATATAAAAGATACAGTGTCCGCATATTTAAAAGTAGAAATCAATGAAATATTAAATTTGAAGAAAACTGTATTTGACTATCTGAAAGATACAACATTGCATTACGCCAAAAATGAAATGTGGAAACATCATTATGCTAATAATATGATAGATGTAGATGGGGGTTTGACAGAAGGATCTAATATGTCTGAATATGAAATTAGTGACCCTAATATATCGAAAGATATTGCTCTTGATTTACGATGTTTTTTATTATTATTTTATATTCGGGAGAGACTTGGCATGCCTTCATTATCGATGAATGGCCGAAGATCATCATTATATCCAATCTCTAAAAAATTATTTGTAGAATCCCTAGTCGGAGAAGACTATACACCCTTGGAAAATTCGGAAATGTTTGATATGAATTTATATCCGTCTAGAACTGATTATCAAGCAAACGATAGAAATGGTTATCAATATAGTGAATGTGCTGGAAGAGGTTTATTTGAAATGTTAAAGTTAATTACGGCAGGCACTGATAGTAAATTTCATCCGGAATATTTGCCAGAAACCACAATTCAAGATGTTAAAGATTTTTTTATTAAATACAATGAGTTTTATTCTATGAGTTCAAATTCTCATCCTGACAATGCGTTTAATGATTTTATAAAAGTATTGTTTGAAAATCATACAGATAATATGGATGGATTAAATGATTATGACAACCCCGAACTTGTATCGACAAGTATGTTCGAACATTTATACTACATATTTAATGGAGTTGTAAAAAATAGGTTAACCAACGATGAAATCGAAGGATTATTTGCGGATGTTAGAAATCCATTAGAAGGTTTTCAAATAGATATTGTAGCTGGAAATAAAATTAGGATTTCAAACAATTATTTATTGTTAACAGTAAATATTACACGTGGGCATACCGATACAACTTATGAAACTATAAAAGATATTGCCAACACAAATCCTACATTCAGTCTTGTAAATAATAAGACAATACGTAGCATTGTTCGATTATCCAGTATTGATTATGATGATATTGATACATCAAAGGTTACAAATATGGTAGGTTTATTTAAAAACTATAGGTATAACCCAATTCATTTTTCAACACCAGATTTATCTAAATTGAATACATCAAATGTTACGAATATGGCAGCAATGTTCAGAGATTATCCAACAAGTTTTAGAAACCCCATAAAATTTGATACATCGAAAGTCACGAACATGGCTATGATGTTTTCCGGAAGTAATCTCAATCAACCTATAAATTTTGAGAATACATCGAATGTAAAAAATATGCAATCTATGTTTAGTGGTTGTGCAGATTTTAATCAATCTGTTACATTTGATGATACATCGAATGTAACCAATATGGGGTCTATGTTTTATAGATGTACAAATTTTAATCAACCTGTTAAATTTAATACATCAAATGTAACAGATATGACACAGATGTTTCAAAACTGTGAAAAATTTAATCAACCTATAGATTTTAATGATACATCAAATGTAACCAACATGCAATTTATGTTTAATAGGTGTACAAATTTTAATCAACCTGTGAATTTTAATACATCAAATGTAACCAATATGTTGTCTATGTTTAGTTTCTGTAGGTCATTTAATCAACCTGTTGAATTTAATACATCAAATGTAACTAATATGGGGTCTATGTTTGTATTTTGTACAAATTTTAATCAACCCGTGAATTTTAATACAGAAAATGTAACCAATATGGAATCTATGTTTGAAGACTGTTTTTCGTTTGATCAACCTGTGGTTTTTCGCACAACAAACGTGACAAATATATCAAACATGTTCAACAATTGTTCAAGACTTAAACAACTTATAAAAATTATAATACCTTATCCACCATTAGAAACAACTTGCAATGGCAAGAGAATGTTTGCAAATAAATCAACATTTGGAACTGAAAAAAGAACAGATATTTCAGACTTGTTTAAAAGTTGTTCTAAAGACGCAAAACCAGTATTATTGTTTGGAAAATTTTACAAGAGCCTTACACCTGAAGAACAACAATGTTGTATAAAAATAAGTGGACTCAGTAAATATTTACAATCTAAAACACTTGGAGGCAAAAGAAAAACTAGAAAACACAAAAAACTAAATTAAAATTTTATAGGATTCTAATATAGTATAAATGGTTGTTTCCAAATTAAATCCATTAGTGAATTATATCGAATCAAAATCAATTGATTCGGAAGATATGGGTCACGCGTCTACTCTCTATGAAATCGAACTTCTCGGAAAAGATATTGTTATTGTTATCGGAAAAGAAAAACATACATTTAGTGGAAAAGATATTATTTATTATCCAATTTATTTAGTCGGTGCTGATGATAAAATTAAATCTCAACTCGGTGTTTTTGAAATGCGTCCTCAAAAATTATTCCAAGTCATGGACCCTGATGGCGACCTTGATTTGGAAAAAATCGGACAGCCTTTATTATACAGTTTTGTAACTCGAAAATATTTAGATAAATCTGGTTCAGACCCTGTCCTTTACCATCAAAAATTAGTTGAGAAAGAAACTACTAAAAAAATGGAGGAACAAGAAAAAGAACAAATTAAGGAGGTGGAAGAAGAGGAGGAACTAGAAGAGATTTCTGACCCTACACGTTTAAATCCACAAGCATTTAAAAAGAAAGAAATCGAATTTGAAAAAAGCAAAAATGATGATGGCATTTTCGAAATCGATCGCACATTCAAACAATCGGACCCTCTTCCGGAAGAAACCGCAAAAGATGTTGATAAAATAAATGAAACTTATGTGGAAAAACAATCGAATCATTGGCTGTCCAGATTTTTAAAGAATCCGAATTTTTCATCGTTGGATAATGAAGGCGCCGGTGACTGTTTTTTCGCGACAGTTCGCGATGCTTTTTCCGAAATTGGATATAAAACAACCGTGGAAAAACTGCGCGACCTCCTTGCGAAACATATTAGTCCCGATGTCTTTGAAAATTATCGTCAATTATATGTATCTCTTTCCGATGAACAACGTAATATAGAAACCGAAATAAAACAAATAATCAATGCCAATAAAGAATACAAAAAACGTATTAAATCTGACGTATTAGGGACAGCAGAAAAAAAAGAATTGATTGGAGAGGCAAATGCTCTCGCAAAAAAACATGCTGGATTAAAACAGGATTTAGAAACTCTCTCCGACAATATGCGATTAGTTTCATTCATGCGTAATATTAATACTTTCCAAGATTTTCAAGAATATGTGAAAACCTCGAATTATTGGGCAGATGAAATGGCAATTGAAACATTAGAGAGATTATTAAATGTAAAATTTATCGTATTATCCAAAGATAATTTTACACAAGGTGACCTCGATGGAGTATTACGATGTGTTATCGGCGGAATCAATGATAATGATACCTTTAAACCAAGATATTATATTATGGTGGAATATGTAAATGGAAATCATTATATGCTTATCAAATATAAAAATCATGGTTTATTGAAATATCCAGAAATTCCTTATAGTCTACGTGTCATGGTTGTAAATAAATGTATGGAAAGAAACGCAGGTAGATTCGGAAAAATCCCTGAATTTGTAACCTTTCAACATGCTCTCGGAATTGTTGTCGGAGAAAATACAGTTGAAGACCCAGATGATATTCAAATGTATAATGAATTATATGACCCAGATACAGTTTTTATGTTTTATGAAAAATCAGCAGATGCAAAACCTGGAAAAGGAAGTGGAGAGAAAATAGATGCGAAACGTATAGCGGAATTTAAAGAATTACAAAATATTGAACATTGGAGACGAATGTTAGATGACCAATGGTCAACCGCAATACGTATTGATGGAAAACAATGGAAAACAGTTGAACATTATTATCAAGCGGCGAAATTTAAGAAAACCTTCCCTGATTTTTATGCGCAATTTTCATTAGATAGTGGTAGTGATATTTCCAAAGATGTTGATATGGCAAGAGGTGCTGGTGGAAAAACAGGAAAATATGAAAAAACACAAGTTCGACCTAAAAATGTCAAGATTGACCCGGATTTTTACGGAGAGAGAAATAAGAAAGAACGTGCTCTTGCTGTCGAAATGAAATTTACTCAAAATGAAGATTTAAAGAATGTATTGAAAATGACACGGAATGCGAAATTAATTCATTTTGTAAGAGGCAAAGAACCTGAGATTGATATGGACCTTATGAATGTAAGAAAAGGATTGTAATTTTGTTTAGCATAATTCGGAAAGGGAGAAATAGAGAGATAATTTTATATATCCATATAAATAGGATATATAAATGTCAAAAGAATCAAAAACTCATATTGATTTAAGGCTCGGTGATATTATTGAAATTATTGCGCCATCCAATGTGAAAATAAACCAACAGACTTATTTTATTTATTATATCGATACTGAAAAAATACGTCTTACCAATATTTCTACTCAAGAACCTCTCACACTTACTATGTATGAAGATGGTAGATTTACAGAAGAATCAATCACTCATATCGTATTATTGTCTCGCGCCGATGAAGAGGGTTTTGCTCGACAAAATGGATTGACTACTGGAAAATGGGTTTCTATTTATTTTGGAGGAGATTTCCCATCAGTAATTACAGGAGAAATAACAAATTTAGACGAAGATATGATTGAATTAATGTTATATCCTTCATTTGCAACTATTTTCATTGATTTTGCTTATAAAGGTTTACCTGAAAATATTCCTATTTTAAATATTACATTTCAAGAAAAACCAGAAGTATTACGTCGATATGCTTCTATTCAAGATTATATAGAGCATAGAGAAGATGAAACCGAAGGAAAAGAAGAACATGTATCTTCAGAAACAACTCCCGAAGGAGAGAATATTTTGAAAATACCGGAAAATCCAAAAGTGGATAAACCTATTAAAAAACGATTAGAAGAGGAGTTTATTGATATTGCGGATATTAAATATGGAGAAGAAATTGATGTCGAAATTGAAGAAGAAGTTGGCAAATTTGAACAACGTCATGGTATTGAACATCAATTGACTAATTTATTCGATGAATTACTCGCTACAATCCCAACAGTCGAACGCAATTCTCTTGTTATTGAAACCGCACAAAAAATGGTACAACGATTTAAAGAATTGAGAGAAAAATGCTCTCGTTTTGATGAAACCGGTAATGTGATTGGTTATAATAATTTTAATGCTGCGTATAAACCATTGGTTGATAAAATGGATACACTTGCGGAACAGGTTCGATGGATTATGCCAGTGATTAAAGAAAGAACTCGTATTTATAAAACTGAAGAATCCGCTTCTAAAAAGAAAGGTTTACAAGCCGAAACCGAAACCGAAAATGAAGAACATGAACATTTCATAAAAATCGACCAACATGAATTGATGAATGAAATGGAATCATTTATGAAATTATATGCTGACCGTAATACTGAAAAACGTTATTCATTCTTATATCGTAATTTATCGAATTCTCTTATCGGATACGAACCACCAATCATTCAATCTGATATTTTGGCAAAACGAAGTGCCAATTCTGTTCCCATCGATACGATTATATCAAACACAGGTGATTTTGAATCTTTTCATATATCTGGAAAATCGAAAACTCCGGCAACCTCACAATTCAAAATGCAACGTCATTTGCCAGGATATACTCATAAAATACCCAAAGTATTACGCTCAGGAAAAACCGAGTTTGAAACCGCAAAAATGACAGAAGCCGACCCTCTTTATATAAAATCCATCATTATGTTTCCTGAACCTGTTGTCGAATTCTCTCGAGTTGATTTACCAGGAACATCGATTATGGATAAAACTCATCTCAGTAATCATTGGTTTATGCCATCTCTCTTTTTCGCTGAGAAACCTTATCGCAATTCGATATTAATCAATAATTCCGAACCTGTCGATTATGACCAATCCGCTGACCGATTTCTTAAATATATGCGTGATTTCAATGTGGTTATGCCTTCTGTTGGTATGGATGAAACTGAAGTCGACCCGGCCTCTAAAAAATATCGGGAATTCTTAGACCAAGTCATTCCACGCTCTCGTGATATTTTTACATTTATGAAAGACAGATTAACAAAATCACAATATTATAATTTTTCAGATATTATTGGAGTCTTAGAACCATTTGGAATGAATATTGATAATATTACTTATTCTGCTTATATTGCAGGAGAGAAACGCAAATTGTTCGGTGACGATAAAGAAATGGCGGAAATGATGGCAAAAGGTGGTTTATATCAAGAAATACGTCATTTTATAAGAGAACAAATCAAAAATTATAAGATGAATTATGCGGCAAAAATGGCGGAATATCATACACTCTTATCGAAAAATTATGGACTCAAACCAAAAGCCAATAATTTCTATCGATTATTTGCGGAAGACCGAGAGAAGTTGAAACTCATTGTTGAGAATTATGGATTATTACAAGGAATCGACCAAGATAATAATATACCACAATCATCCTCTTCGATTTGGAATCATATGTTATTGGCAGATTATGGACGAACTTATTTCCAATTATTGAAATTATTGAATTATTCTCTTTATACACCCGAATTAGATAAATTCGGATTACCTGAATCTCTCCCCGTCGATGAAAAAGTAAAAGTAGATTGTTATAAAAAAACATTGGCCAAAAAATATACAAGTGAAAAAGATTTGGCCGATGATAACGCAAACCCTGATGTCTATTTTGACCCTGAATTTGATGATACTCCTTATGATTTATTAAAACCATATAAAGCCGAACAACGCAAACTTTCAGAACGTGATTTTTATGATTATTTAAAGACGAATTTAACAGTAAAACATGGTGCTAATCCAAATATTGTTGATAACCTTGCTTCTACATTGATTCGTGGAAAACGTCGTGTGGAAGATGGACAATATGCGATGTTAGTTTTGTATCCACGTTTGCCATCGAAACTCTCGCAATTTATGGAAAATAAAGATAAACGAGAGCAATTAGAAGCAGAAGCAAATGCAAGGAAAAAAATCAGATATTATCGTCGTATTGGTAATTATTGGAAAGAAGACCAAGAGATTGAACATGAACATGAATTTCTGAATTCTGGAGAGTTTTGTAATACAAGTCCAGATTGTATATTTGCCAATGCGACCACAAATAGTTATGGTGTATGTGAACCAGTGGATGTTGCGAGAGATAGAATGAAACAATTGGCGAAAAAACAATTAAATCGAGAGATGGAAACACGTTATATTCTCTCTATCGATGATTATAAAAATAACGTGGAAGACCTTGTTGTAAAATCATTGGAACAATTACGTCGAGATAGACGATACCGAGAGGCGCGACTTATTCGCGCCAATCGAAACGCCTTTAATATCGGCAAACTTTATCTGGAAAATGAAACCGTAATCCAATCTCCTTATACCAAATTACTCGGTCGTATATTAGGACAAACTGATTTTATACGCCAACAGGAAAATATATTGCGTTTCCGTAACCGATTTTGTCGTACTTTTGTACATTCTGAATCACCTCATTGGTTTTATTGTATAGAAACCGGTGTTCCATTATTACCTGCTTTTTATTATCGTCTTGCGAATGCTTTTGTTGTTGGTGGAAACTATGAAGAAGAACTCTCTCGTGTAAAAAAAGAAATCGGAAAAATAAGTGAAGATGGATATGTTGTTGATGTTCATACTGGACATTTTATTTGTAAAATCGATGATAGTATCGAAGAAGGATATGATAATGCTGGATTTAAAATTAAAACGAGAGAAGTATTAGAACAAGATTTGGATGATAAAATAGAACAGGCTCTTAAAGATGAAATTATTGAAAATCAAGGAAATCTATTATTGAAAAGTAAAAAAACAGCGGCCGGTAAAAAAGTCTTTGAGAACACAGATACACAAATGATTTATAATATTTATATGGCTATTTGTGGATTTATTGATGTTGACGGAGAGGCTCTCGAAGGTCGCATTCTCTCTGTTATGACAACATTGATTCGTTCTTTATATACTCGTGAAAAATATAAGAAAATCGAAGAGAAAAAAGCCAAAGAAAATAAGGAAATTGCCTCTTATGATACGTATCGACAACAAAATATTATTATTTATACAATTGGTGTCCTATTCTTAGCAATTCAAACACAAATGCCATCTGTTACAGTGAAACGCGTTTTTCCTGGTTGTGTATTCTCTTTTTCAGGTTATCCTTTCGGTGGTATTGAAGACCAAACTGGACTCACTTATATGAGTTGTGTCGTTGAACATATTAAAAGTGCTGTTGAACCTTGGAATAGTATTCGACATCTGAAACATGACGGCATATTAAAACGCATCTTGGAAATTATTCCGAAAATATTAGAAATCGAAGATTGCAATGATTGGATAAGAAAAAAGAAAGAATATCTTATCTTGTATCCTGAAAATGTGGTTCCATTAGAACACGGTATTTCTCGATGGACCACATTTCAACCTCCTATTATTCCTTTCACTGTTGAAAAATCAACGACTGGAGTCTCTTCTGAATTAAAAGATGAAATCGCACAATCTATGAAAACCGGTCATAAATCACAACATGGTCATATTGCGGTTGTTGATGGAAAAATGACTAAACACAGTTATGCTATTGTCGAATCCATTAATCGAATTGTTGCTAAAATCGGTGCAGATGCTCTCTTGAAAGCCGGTACAATTATGTTCCTAGAAAACGCATGTTGTGAAACAATGAGTGTTGGTAAATCAATTGATTATTTTGCGGAAAAAGACCCGGCGATTGTCAAATACCTTGATTTTGGAAAACATCATGGTCGTGTTCTTTCTGATATTAAACAATTGACAGTCCCCCCTTATCTTTACTGTAAATTCAAACAAATGATAAGTGCTATTGGTGAAACCGACCAAATCAATGAAGAGACGATTTATCAAGCATTTATTCATTATTGTCGATTAGACCAAGAGAATCAAACAGTTCCGGATGATTTATTAGTATTTTATCCTTCGAAATTAGCGGGATTGAAAAAAACAGATTCTCTCGCGGACAAAATACAATTTATGAAAACCCATGGAAAGAAACATGGCATGGAAGATTTTGACCGTTTAATGGCGATTGTACATCGACGAACCATGGTTGATATACCGGCATCTCGTTCTGTTAGTTTTACACATGGTTTCCAAGATTTACTCACTTATCTGTCGAGAGATGAACAGATTGATACTCCAATCATTGAAAACAAATTGATTGATTTGACAAATCGTGTATTAGAACAATATACATTAGATAAAGCGGTAATAGATACGGTATATAATGAAAATGCAAATGTGAGAGCCTTGAAAACACATTTGCGAGTGGTGAATAAAAATATAATACGTGATTTATTACGTTTTTTCGAGGTTCAAGGAGCCACTCAAAAAGAATATGATTTACTCACAGAACATTTTGTAAATTTGACAGAATGGGAAACCGAGATTGGACCTCATCGAATATTACAATGGATACAAAATTCAATGTATCAAATATTAAAATTATATCCTGCTATTTTTCGTGGACATAGTAGCACATCGTTTCAAAATATTTATAAAACAGAACGCCAACATTGGGATTTTGCGGATGCTCATTATCGACAATTAGAAAAAATGTTCGATAAGAATTATGCGAAATTGGGCGGATTTTTCAATAATCAGTTATTGAATCAGTTTTTCATTTCAATGAATCCTCGAATGGCGGATTTGATTTCATTCTTGGATTTTATGCCGAAAATGTATGAATTTGCCTATGGAGAATCGAAATTTTACACTGTTTTCGATAATACATTAATATTACTTTTCGGCAAATATCTCTATGTTTCCATGTTTTATGAATGGATTACAAATATCGATAAACCCGAATTTCAAGAGATTAATATGAGAGAAAAGAAGAAACGTGCGACTGAACGTATCAATGAAGAGAAAGAAAACGCAAATGAATATGATGAAACTGAAGATTATGTGGATTCAATGAATGAAATTATGATTGATGTAAATGATAATACAACGATGAAAGAGCATTTATACGAATATATGAAAACTGTTATTCAATTTGATATTGAACATAAAAAAGAGATGAATTTGTCTTATAAGATTCTCTCAGAACGTGTTTATATTTCGAAACAAGAAGAAAAGAAAACGATTACCGATTATTTCAAGAACATCACAGATAATGATGAATTGAAATTGGCAAAATTATATAAGAAATATAAAATGGGACGATGGAATATTGGAGAACAAAAAGGCGTGTATAAATATGACAAGGCTTTTTATGAATCCGAGAGACAGGATATTGATGAATTATTACGTAAACAAAGAGGCGAGGGTGATGATGAAAACCCTAGACCTAAAAATGGAATTGATGTCGATGAATTAGATGAATCTATCCGATTAGAACAAGAAAGAGAAGAAGAACAAGAAATGTATGGAATCGGCGAATTAGATGATGATTATATGGATGGTGTTGTTTATGAAGAAGACCGTGATGATGAATTTAGAGAAGACTAAATCTTATTTTTATTGTCATTAGTACTAACAGATACACAATCACACATCCATAAAGAATCGGTAACTTATTGAGTCGCTGCATTAGATTATTGTTTTTTTCTTTTAGATGATTGATTTCTGCTTCTTTTTGGTTATTTTGGATAGTTAGATTATTGATTGCATTGTCTTTTTGTTCAAGTTCTTCATCTTTTTGTTCAAGTTGTGATATTAGATGATTATTTTTTTCTTTTAGATGATTGATTTCTTCTTTTTGGTTATTTTGGATAGTTAGATGATTTATTACTTCATCTTTTTGTTCAAGTTGGATAGTTAGATTATTGATTACTTCGTCTTTTTGTTCAAGTTGGATAGTTAGATTTGCGGTTTTATCTCGTTCTTGTTCGAGTTCTTCATCTTTTTGTTCAAGTTCTTCTTGTTGGTTGCTGTAATTATATACGGGAGCATTATATACAGGCGCATTATAAATATTGGCAGAATCAATATTTATAGTTTCAATTAAACTGTTGTCAGTATTGGTACCGACATCTTGAGTATTAGTTTCAGGTTCATTGACAGTTGGGTTGTTATTCGCATCATCTGTTATAATGTTATATACAAATGTAATAAAATTTCTGAATTTATTTCGGTAATCATTATTAGTATTTGGTTTTTGACTATAATCTATAGAAATATTATTTCTATCCATATACAATTTTTTTAATGATTGAATAGTAATCGATGTTTGTAACTTGTTTCTCACAATCCTATAACCAGTTTTCCAATTTTGACAGGTGGAACAAGAAGAGTTTTTACACGGTTTGTCATCATCTGGATCTGACCATTTTGCACATCGGTTGAGTTCACCATACACATAAGAACCTCTAGCGAACCAATCCTTGATTTCTTCTTCAGTAATTTCGCGGTCTTGATAGCAAACCAAGCAGTTGTTCATGTTAATAATCGTATTCAATTCGTCGTATGATGAAACTTTATATTAGAAAAAAAATCAATCAATTTTACAATTGATTATTTGTGAATCCTAATTCAAGGTCTTGTTGTTTTCTCGCGGCTTCTAATTGAGCAACATAAGCCGAAGAATCATTTTCTTGAATTCTATGTTCTTTCATGGGATTTTCACGTTGTTTTACATATCTCTCATCAATACTTGTTTGAATTGGTTTATAATTACTATGAGATGCTGAAATAAAATTATCTATTTGTGCTCCTCCAAGAGAAAATCCACTTGGTTCATTTCGCTGTATTTGTTGAAAAACATTTGTGGAATTTGGGTCTGATAAAATACCACCAATTTCTTTTTCGAAATATTTAGTAATATCGTTGCCGTATAAGACTTCATAATGACGTTTCATAAGTAACATAGCGGGAACACTATGAATATTCGGCGGCAATATTTTTTTAGAACCGTTTTGTAAAACTACATAATCTTGACCTGTTACTGGATCTCTCCAACGTTTATCAACAGATATCATTTGGATTTTTTTAATAAGGTCAGAACGAGTTAAAAAATCAATAATACGAATTGAATGAGGACAATAATTACTGTAGTAAATAATTTCCTGGGGTGATGACATTTTCTAAATTATATAGCGATAACAAAAACGCGTGTTTGAACTAATCTATTTAAAACTCATACCCATAGTTGCTGTTCTCCAAGTTAGACCTACTGGACGCATTCCACTTCTTAAATCATGTGTTATATTATGTTTTTTTACCTCTTCATAACCCGTATAAAATTGCGTCACATCATACATATCTAGGTTCTCATTATATTCATAAATAATCCCATGAATTACATTAATACCTTGATTCTCCTGTCTTACAAATCTCTTGTAATCTTCACGATTAAATACTCTTATAGGACTATGACCATATTGAATAATTTTTGACCCTGTTGGTATAACCACATTCGCCGGATAAAACACACTTCTATCGATTTTAATTCCTGCTCTTTCGGCTCTTATTTGAATTAAATTATCTTCATATCCCCAACTCCAATAATTTGGAAACCCATTAATTCTCTCATAATCAGCACCTGTTATCGAAAATATACCTCCCAATGTATAAGTAAATCCATAAAAATGTTTAATTGTTCCATGAGAGGTTTGATAATCAATAATACCAGGTTCAGCCGGTACTGTATCTACATCATTAAACACTAATGTCATGTTTTTATAAGTATCTGGATACATTCTTTTTGTAATTAAAAAACCAATATTCTTAATAGCACCTCTATTAAATGAACGGTCATCTTTTTGATGGATTACTAATGTTTTATAAGAACCTTGTTGCATTTGAGCCAAAATAGGCACCATTTTTTCTCTATACCATTGCAAATGTTGCTCTCGATTTCGATAAGGAATAATAAATACTAAAGATGGTATTATCGGATTTTCATCGATTTCATATGTGATTTCGTTCATCTATATATTATTGAAAAGATTATTTGTAAAAAAAAGAAACTGTTGTTTTTCTTTTTTTTCCTTTTTTCTTTTTTTCTTTTTTCCTTTTTTCTTTTTTTCCTTTTTTCCTTTTTCCTTTTTCCTTTTTCCTTTTTCCTTTTTCCTTTTTCCTTTTTCCTTTTTCCTTTTTCCTTTTTCCTTTTTCCTTTTTCCTTTTTCCTTTTTCCTTTTTCCTTTTTCCTTTTTCCTTTTTCCT